GTCAATGTAAATAACATTGTATTTATTAAGATGATCTGCAAAACCGGTATTCTCTGAAATTTTCAAACCGTCAAATATCTTTTGTCCGGCATACCCTTTGGAATAATATGCTGAGAGCATATGCGCGGTTACGGTTTTTCCAAATCTGCGGGGACGGGTAACAGCGATGAGATTTCCATCTGTATTAAAGAGTGCATTGGTTTTTTCAATAAAATCCGTTTTATCAACAAACACTCTGGTATCTTTCGCTTTAACCAGTCTTATAAAGCTGTTATCGTTACCAGGATTCAGAATATTGCCCATAACACTTAATCTCCCCAAACTTCATGACATCCCCATTTTAGCACAGCACAGAATTTTGATCCGTGATATGCAATTGAACTTAAAAGGAGCTGATGTCAAAACCTTACTTTCTGCCCTCTAATTTAACGACTATACGCGGATTATTCAACATTTATCTGACGTTTATCCGCAAAGTATTAAACCAATATGCATTTTATGTCATCGATATTTACCTACGATTCATCATTCTCTTAAACTTCTCAATCTCATCGGCACAATCGTGCTCAGTCATACCGCTTTGGTACCTTTCATGGGGATGTGCCTCATAGTATTCCTCCTGAAAAACCACCGCCCAGTAGTTGAACTCGGTGGAGGGGTATTCAAGAACTTCTGAGATTGGGCGGTGAAGCTCCCGGGCAATTCTCACCGCCAGTCTGAATACGAAACTGCCCCGGATTAGTTTTTTAGGTGCGTTTCACCCGTGATGTTGAGAGCTGAGAAGGTATTAACGAGTTGGAGTAGCACCTTGTTCGGTACTGATTCCATAAAGGCATCAAAGTCTTTAGGTTTTTCGGTAAGGTTCCCGTTCTCATCACAGAGAGATGCGTGCATCATTTTAAGGACACGAAGCTGTAAATCCTTCTCGCCTTCAAAATCGAGACGCGCCTTGCCTGAAAGCTCCCTAAGATAAAAGTCCACACCGTCAACGGTTACCTTGCTGATTTTAAATTTCAGCGATTTAATCTGTTCAAGATAAGACATGGTTAATCTCCTTCATTTTCATTGCTTTGAGCCTGTTCATCATCGGCATTCGACCAGACAACATCTGATGCCTGTCTGCCGGAAACCTTAAGCTGCATAAAGCCGTCAGCAGAGCCGGACATAATCTGATAGCCGAGAAGTTTCAAATCATAGGTAGCTCTGGTACCGTTCGGCCACTGATGACGGACAGTCACTGTCTGCTGTGCCTTGGCGGCAGCAATCAGAGCCTTCTGGTCTGCGTCATCATCGTAGTAGTAGATGGTGAGTTCCTTTTCAGCAGAATCTTTAAGTCCACCGCAGTAAACTTTTCTGTCATCGTCGATGGTGGTGCATTCCACGGATTCTGCAATGTCACCGATATCTCCAAGCTCCTGCGCACCTTTAAGCGGTAACCAGGTAACTCCATCATCGGTTGAGAACTGGGAATGAGTTCCGCCAAGAAGTACCGGTTCTTTTGCCTTATAATCGTAAAGCTGTGTATGTTTAGCCATTTTTTGTTTTCTCCTATTTCAATAAATCGGCCATAGAGGTTTCAACCTGCTGAACCACAATGGCCACTGCGTTTTGATCTACCCTGCGTTGAATTGCTTCAATAAAATGACGGGCGGTGATGCCCTTAACCTTGCCGCCGTGCTGACTGGCTTTTTTCGTAGCTTTGGCCTTAACCGCAGCAAGCTTTTTGGTGTTTCTTTCCATCATTGCCTGATACCGCTCCCGCTGTTTCTGCGTTTTGGCAGAAGCGAGATTGATGCGAGCCTTGTTGATGGCAATCTGATATTTGTTGGCAATAAGCTGCTGAATCACTTTGTTGCCTTCAAGACTCGAGCCTTTGCCGACAGTGTGGTCACGGGTACCGGCGTTAAGCCAGTGATTGAGAGTCTTGGGTGGAATATGAGTCTTTTTGCCTTCTTTTCCTCCTTTGACCTTGCTCACCGGCAGAAAATGTATGTACGAGATAATACGGTTAGGGTCTGAGCGTACTCTTGCTGACTTGATGCCGGATATAGATTTCCGGTAAATGCCGGTATGAGCTTTAAAGTTGGTGCTGATGTAACCGGTGAGTTCTTCCCTGGCTCCCGTTTCCTTAAGAGCCTCCTTAAGAATTACACGGCTGATTCTGGTCTGAAGCTTTGTTGGCAGACCTTTGAGCTTTTCTGCAAGAACATCAGCACCGGAGGTATCTGCTTTAATCATCGTTCAACAAATTCCATACTTACCGCATTGCCCCAGAATCCCACCTCGGGGTCATACTCGGTGGGAGTTATGCTGTGTACCATGATGAGCCGGAAATCCTCCGAGTACTTACCGTCAGTGGCAGCCACCAACCGGTCCGTAATGGCATCGCAGGCGTCGGCACTTACAAACGAGAATATAAATATCTCAAAGCCATGCCGCACATCATGGGCATCGCCGTCAACGGTTCTGCCGGAAAACTCGGTAGCCTGTCTTGTTATCAGCGAGGCTGTTTTAACGTTATTCGGAACAATGTCAAAGTAGGCTTTCTGCCCGGTGATGTCTTCCACCAGAGCCTTAACCTTTGCTTTCATTTCACTGATTGAAATCATGTGGTAATCCTCTGATTATCGTTAAGTCCCGAGTAGCTGCAGCCAAGCAGGATTTCTCCTTTATGCTTATCTGCAGATAAATTGTCGATGCCGTAGAACTTGTCATTCCATCGAATAAGGCAGTCATCTGATAAGCCTGAAAGATAGCGGATAAGCACGGTAATCTGCCCGCTCTGAACATCAATGCCGGAGCGCATCTGGTCACGAGTGGTAACCGCACGTACATTCGCCCAGACTGTACCTGCAAGCTCGTAGTCATCAAGACAGGTAAGATTCCTTTCAGCCTTTGGTTCATAAATCTGTATGCGTTCGTTTAAGGTTCCGGTTTCCATCAGAATGCCTCCTGTCTTGAGCCGAACAGCATGGAGCGAAGGGATAGCGTCAATGCCCGGTAATCAGCCTCGGTGCGATGCTCGTACATGTAGTTCACCGCATACATCACCGCAGCCTTGCCGTACTTCGAACCGTAAAGAATCTTCACGTCATCGGTTCTTATCACATCCATGCAGAGCCTTTCAGATGAACTGATAAGGGAGCGAATCAGCGTATCGTCCTCGGTACCGTCAACACGCAGATAGGTCTTCATTTCCTTGAGGGTAATGCTCATGTCAAAACTCCAAAAAGGCCTCCATCAGCAGAGAAAAACTCAGCTAAATGAAGGCATAAAAAAAGCTCCGTTATGGAGCTTTAGGGTTTCACGGTCTTACCGCCGGTGATGGTCATAATCTGCACTGCTTCCGGCAGGATTAACTTGCCGTCCACTCGCTCTTTGGCCACATAGCCAATCATGCCGTTACCTGCAAAGAGCTCGGTTAACTGCTTGAAGGAGCGGGTACCGCGGTCGCCGATGTTGTAGTAGCTGTAATCACCAAAAGCAATCTTGCCTTCAGGACAGAACGGTGAGGTATACACATCGTAGCCTAAAAGCTTATCAGGTTCTCCTGAGGTTAAGGCAGGTTGCCAGAGGTACACGCCGTTATTGTCCTTAAGCTGTCTGATGGCAGCCACCAGCTTGTCATGCATAATGAATTTTGCAGACTTGCGGTATGGGCGCTTCAGAGTGTAAATAAGCTGCATAAGGTGGTCGGCAGTTACAGATGCGGCTGACAAAGCAGCAGTACCACCGCCGGTTTCTGCAAAAAGACCGAGTGGCTGACCGCGACCGGTACCGTTCAGGAATGCATCCTCTTCGGCGTTTGCGAGAGCCTTGCCGAACTGGTCGATGATGTAGTTTTCCAGAGGGAACTGGGCATCATAGAGAAGTTCCTCGGTTACCTTGATGGCCACATGAAGCTTATGGGCATCAAGCAAAATCTGATCAAAGGTAGCTTCACCAAAGGACAGTGCTCCGCCTTCCTCAATCCATGCGGCAGCAGGCTTAGTGGCGGCAATGTTAATCTTGTGTTCGCCGGAGGTAGTGATGATGTTACCTAGAGAACGCATGATGTTCTCTTCAGTAAGTACATCGATAAGACGGGAGTCATATTCCTCCGGAACCAGGTAACCGCCATCGGCATCCACACCTTCCTGCAGTACGTTGGAAACCTGTTTGAAGTTGGAGCGCAGAGCCTTAAGCATTCCAGCCTTGTATTCATCAGAGGCACGGCCGCGCTTTACCACAGAGTCAGCAGCAGGAGAGCCAACGGCTGAGGCAGGCTTTGATGTAAGGGGCTGATTAACGGGACGGGAAAGTTCTGCTTCAATTGCCTCCTGGCGTTCAAGTCTTGCAATCTCCTTGCTCAAATCGGTAATGTCCTGCTCCATGCGGGTGTAGGTGGCATCATCCTCGGCGGTAAGAGTTCCCTTGTCGGTACGACGGGATTCAAGAAAGGCCTTAGCGGCATTCCAAGCAGTTGCTCGCTTTTCACGAAGTTCATTTACAGTAGTCATAAATTCTCCTGGTTTAGTTTCTGATAAGGTTAAGACGCTCCATCAAATCAGCGACGGAGCGTTCAGTATTGGTTGGTTTCGGTTCGGTCGGTTTAGCTGAGATGCGGCATCGGGCAGAGAGCTTTTCCATGAGGGAGTTCGTTACCGCAGCCTTGGAAAATGCTGTAGCGTCAGCCGTTTCAGACACATTCTCAGGCTCTGCGCTTCGCTCCAGAATTGCATCTGCAAATCCGAGCTCTACGGCCTTATTGGCATTCATCCACGTTTCCGCATCCATAAGCCTTGAGAGCTTGGCACGGCTGAGACTGGTCTTAAGCTCGTATGCATTGATGATGGATTCCTTGACCTCTCCGAGCATGTCGATGGCTTTCTGCATTTCTGCCGTATTGCCGAAAGCCATGGTCATCGGGTTATGGATCATCAGCATGGAAACGGGACTCATCATTACCTTTGTTCCTGCCATGGCAATCACCGATGCTGCAGAGGCGGCAATGCCGTCAATCTTCACGGTGACGTTTCCTGGATATTCCATCAGCATGTTGTAGATCTGAGCGGCAGCCACACAGTCACCTCCCGGGGAGTTAATCCAGACCGTAATATTTCCCGAACCGCTCATCAGTTCATCTTTGAAAAGCTGAGGTGTTACGTCATCGTCAAACCAGCTTTCCTCAGCGATGGTGCCGTTCAGGAACAGGG